ATTGTCTATCGTTACGCGGTGCGTATGTTTGCGCGTTTTGTTGGTTGTTGTCGTTTTGCGGTGCGTTTGCGTTCGTTTGGCTATCGTTTTTACTATCTAGCATTTGCATAGTTTCAACTATAACGCTATGTTTGCTTCTTTTACTACCGTCTTGCGCTACCCATTGGTCGAATTTAATACGACCTTCGGCTAAAATCTTGCTACCTTTACGTAGGTACTGATTAGCTACTTCCGCACTACGCCCGAAGAAAGTTATATCTATAAAACATACTTCTTCTTTTTTTTCGCCGTTGCTCGTAAACTTTCTTGAAGTTGCTATAGCTGTTTTAGCTATTCCCATACCGCCTTGACTATAACGTAACTCTATATCGCGGGTTAAATTCCCTACTAATATTATTTTGTTAAACATTCCATACCTTCTTTATAAGTTTTGACCGCGTGCGTATTTCATCAGTGCGGTAGCTAGTTTTAAAAGCGTCTTGTATTTTACCGCTTCGCCTTCTTTTGACAATGTTAGAAACCAAAAGCCTTCTTTTTTTTCTATTAATATAATCATTTTTCGCCCTTCTTTGCTCTTTCGCCTTTGTTGGTACACGTTTTGCTACAGTAATTTCCATACTTTTTAAATACCTCTTTCGCTTCGCCTTCTTTACATACTGAACATTTCATATTTTACCTTTAGATTGTTATTTTATTTCTTTCTTCTTCGTTATCCCACTCACCACCTAATTTATGTAACTTTTTAATTTGGCTATTCATTTCTTTACGAAGTTGTGCTAATCTTGCTCTTTTTAATCTGTATCTCATACACGCCTATAGTCATACATTGTTTAGTTAAATCGGCTTCCGCCACATTATGAAGTTTTGCGGTAGCCCTTAGCGTTACGTACGCGTCGCGTAGTTCCCGCCCTTGTTCGTCTAATTCTTCTTCTCTCATAATTTACCCCTTATAACTTATCGTTAGCGTAATATTCGCGGTCTTCGTCTTCTAAAGGCTTATTCTTAACTCGCGTATCTAATAGCGGGTTTTTTACTAAAACGTGCCTTCTAGTTCTTACTACCGAAGCTAAATATATAATTTGTTCCGCCGTGAGTTCTATGCCATATTTATCTTTAAATACTTCGATTTCTATATCGTGTACGTTATCGCCACAAAACTTAGGATTATCGGACATTTTTTTAAACATAACGTCGTATAGCTTTTCTTTTTTATCCGTTCTACTTTCATTCATAATATAACCTTTTTCTTATTTCTTTTCGCTATCTATGTATCTATTCATAGCATATTTAACAAAGCCTATTAAGTCTTTCATTATCTTAGACGGTATTATTTTCGTAGATACTGATACTTTAACAATTATTCCGGCTACTATTTCTAGCGCGTCCAAAGCGCTAATATTTACCATACTTATTTTAACTTCGCCGTCTACTATAGTCGCTACTAAACCTTTTTTACCGTTTTCTACTGCGGGAGTCTTTCCGAGTTTTTTAATATATTCGTCCACTTCTTGCCCGCGCTTCATATCTTCTACTTTTATCTCGTAGTCTTCATTTTTATTACTCATTTTGTTCCTTCCTTTTCTAATTTGTCTATATACTCTTTTAACACGTCTTTAAACGGTTTTTCTTCGTCGCCTATACTTGGTATAGTCGTAGTCGGTAATCGTCCGTTGTTGCTATCATAAAATGATTGTAGGGTATCTTTTACTTCTAACCCGCTTTCGTCGTACATTATAAAGCCTTTTGTATTGCTAGCAAAGTTTTCATTTTCTTAACCTTTTCTATTTGAGTTAAAGAAGTATATACCTTCTAAGCTTAAAAGGACATAATGAAAAGTATATACTATAACTTCATTTTAGATTGTTTTTCGTGGTCGCGCGGTTTTCTTCTTTGTGCTTTGATATACGCCATTACTAAAACTTCCAAAAGGTCGTTAAAACTCTTAATATTTTCGTCTTCTGCTATAAAGTGCATAGCTTCTAACTTTACAGAAGGGCGCATTTTATAGCTACCCCCTACTTTGTTTTCTTTTACTTCTGCTTTCTTACCCATTTCTTACCCTTCTATATAAATTTTGTTTAATTCCGGTATGCCGGCACTTCTTAAAAGTTCGCGCATTTTTGCTAAAACTTTTTCTTCGCTTGCGTTCTCACGTACTAAGATTTCAAAGCCTATATTTATACGTAGAAGCTTTTTACCTTCCGGTGCGTCTGTTTGTACTTCTTTAACCACTTCCGGCGCTTCTGCTACGGTTTCCGGTTGTTCTGCTACCGCTTCCGGCACTACTACGGTATTCTTGGCGTTTATTATTCTTTGTTCTGCTATCCTCGCGTCTTCTAACCTTTGTTCGTTTACTCTCTTTTGTATTTCTGCTTCTCTCTCTAAACGCTTCGTTTCCGCTTCCGCTTCGTCTACTTTTTGTCTTTGTTTTGCATTTGATACGCGGGCTTCTATTTCGTCCGAAACTTTTTTAACTAAGTTTCCGGTCTTTGTAATACTCCCTAAAAGAACTAAATCGCTAAAGCTGATACCGTGATAAGCTTCGCCTAAATCTTGTATTTGATATTCGTCCATTTCTTTAACTACTATAAGGTCGTTTACTTGTTGTAGAATTTTGTCTTCAAACTCTTTTACTTGCTCTAATATTTTACCGCGCCCACTTTGTACTATTCCGTTAAGTTCTGCTATTTGAGATTTAAACAGTTTTACCGGTGCTTCTAGTATTTCTAATTGCGTCTTCTTAACTTCATTAATTCCCTTAGTTACTGCGTTAAGTTCTGTAGCTAGTTTCTTAGCGTCTTTAACGGTATGCTCGAAAACTTCTACGTCATACTTCGCAACTTCTTCGATTAAATTTACTTTCAAATCTTTAAAGTTAGCGTTTACTATTGCGGGTGTTATTTTTACAGTTAAATTTTTCATAATATATCTTCCTTATACGTCTATTTCTAGCGTTTTTTGTTTAGGTGCTTCTTCGCTTTGTGGTGCTTCCATATACGCCGGCGCTTCTTCTGTAACTTCGCCCGTAACCATATTTACGTTTTGACCGCCCATATCTTCCGTTATAAGTGCCGTAACGTCGTCCGTAGTCGTTTCTACCACTTCTTCGGCTTTTGGTACGGGATTAATGTCGTTTAGTTCTTCTTCGGCGTATATACCGCTTACGTTAAACGCTTTTCTTAAACATTGACTTTCGGCTACCTTTTTAAGCATAGTCGCGCCTTTTTCCTTCCAAAACTTAGTTAATTCGCCTTCGCGTGTTTTTCCCGCATATTCTTTAAATGATACTTCTACGATAAACGGTTTTTCGGTGTCCGTTCTGTATACACTACATATAGCTACTAAGTCGCGTTCTTCTATCCATTCGTTATTTTTATATACGGGTACTTGCTTAATAGTAGTCTTTGTTTCAATACCCGCAAATTTACCGCTTTTATGTGCGATAGTTAAAAAGCCGTCACGTCCTACCATAGGGCTAACTTTTTCGACCCATTGATTATTTATCTTAGCTTTGCGCCCTACGAAATAGATTTGATTAAGTAGCGGGTTAAGCCCGAATTGATTAGCAATAGACATACAAAAGCGCATATCGTCATTACTTGCATTAGTTGGGAAAAAGTTACTTTTAATAACCTTTTTTTCGTTGTCTGTTAGCTGTAGTGCATTTTCCATTATTTAACCTTTTCTTGCTTGATTTGTACGCATACCGTTTTATATCTTTTCACTTGGTACGAATAGTAAGTTTTATTCGTTTGTACGCGCTTTTCTTCGAAGCCCGCTTTACATTTAGGGGCTTTCTTTTTCACTTCATAAGTAGCCGAAAATAAAGCCGAAGCAACTAATATTAAGAGTAATATCTTTTTCATAATTTAACCTTTTCTTTGAGATTTAAAAGTATATACTTTTTAACCTTAAATAATCCTATATTATAATATAAGATACTAATGATTTACTTTTATGAAACTAAGCGCTTCGTCAAAAGTTACACCGTTATTTTTTAAAGCCATTATCTTTTTATACTGCTTAGGCTTTCTTAATTTTAATCTTTCAAACCTATTATTAATAGTTAAATCGCTTTTTTCTTGGTCTGCTCCGAAGGCGCAATAAGCGCACCCCGTATTATGTTCGCCTTCTATCAATACTTCGCCCGTTTCTTCGTCTATTACGTCGTCATAAATAGAACTATAAGAAACACTAAATCTTTTTAAATATTCCCATATATCGGCACTACTCCAAATACTCAAAGGTCGGCTTTTTATATTATTCCCTTCGTAAGTATTACACCCTACGTCTATCCACGTACTTTTACGCTGTAGGCTATCGCTTGCCATAGTTCCTATAAATCCTTTTAAGCCCGTTTCTTTTTCAAATTCTAAAGTAGGATTTTTCTTTAGAATATCGCAACACTTATTAGTTATATTAAAAGGTGCGTCTATTAACGGCTTCCACTTTTTAGCAAGCTTCCACCTACTAGAATAAAACCCTTTTCTATTGTAGCCCGTCATATATAAATTACGTGTCGCCTTCGTATTGTCTGCTTTTGCCTTTAGCATAGGTATAGCTTTAGCTACTTTCTTGCTAACTAATGGAAAACCGTATTCTTCTATTGTCTGATTAAACGTCATTTTCGGATTAACCGTTACTACATTCGGCACTTTTTTAATAAAGTCTAATATTTCTACGTACTCATTTGTCGTATTACTAAAAACCGCTACTATGTCGGGGTATAAGCTTCTAACTAAATGAAGTAATACGGTGCTATCTTTCCCGCCACTAAAAGCTATATATACTTTTCCTTTTTCGGCTTTATAAAATTCTTGTATTCTTTTTAATGCGTGATTTATCTTTTTATCTAAATCCCACTTTAACATTTCTTCTAAATGTTCGCGTCTATACTCTATAGTACCTTTTTGCATTTCATTTACTCCACGTAACCGTATTTTTTTAACTCATTATAAGACGGGTCTAAATCTATAAACGCGTCGCTAATATTTCCGTTTTGTTCGTAATCTAAAATCTTTTCGTAAGCTATGCCATATTTAGCCCTACCTATTTCTAAAAAGAAGTTACTAGGACGATATAATAAGGCTCTATAATCTGCTTTACTACTAAAGAGTAACCCAAAGCCCGAAACGTCGCCCCCCGCCCCTTTAATAACGTCGTAATACCACGCGCCCGAAGTATCATAACCATACTTAGCCGATACATAGCGAATATTATCTAAATAAATTTCTTCACTACTTGATTTTAAGTCGAACATATTACCGCTTAATTCGTCGTATATATCTACTTTACAATTACGCTTAATCTTGTTTTCGTCTGTATAACTAAAGACTACTTCGCGCTTCGCACGTTCTATAATTTTGCCGTATCTATTCATTACTACTTCACGCATATTTTTAGCTAGTTCGTAATCGTCCATAGATAAGATAGTGCGGTCTAAATTTTCTAGGTCGTAAATCTTTTTTGCGTCCTTGTAAATGTTAGTAAGTTTATTTAGTCCTTTTACTGCGGGGTTATCTATCTCTAAAGGGGGTGCATATAAATCGTCTATCTTTTCCGGCTCTAAAACTAAGGTATGAAAATAGATACCGAAGTCTAAAGCTACACCGCCACGCTTAACGCCTTCGGGTTTTAAAAAATCAAACATACCGTATTTTATGATAGATTTTATGCCGGTACTTCTATACCCTCTTAGGTTATTATATTCTTCATCTGATAACTCTAAATAAGCTTTTTTCATAATGCTACCCCGTTTATTGTATGTTCTAAATTATTGTCTATTATGTATTTATCGTAAGCTTTCGCACCTTCTAGGGCGGTACTAAATCTTCCTAAATGTTTTGGTACTCCATTTAGTGAAATTTGTGCTAAGAATTTGTTTCGTTCTTTGTCAAACATTACACCACGATACCCCGTCTTATTATTTCTTTGTATTTTTTGAGTGTTTCTGTTTTGTATTTTCTGCGTAGTAAATCTACAATTTGAAGGCTCGTAATTCCCGTCGTTTTCTTTTCGGTCTAAAGATAAGCCCTCTTTATATCCATTTTTTAAAGCCCACGCTTCAAAAGATAAGAAATTTTCTTCCCATTCTTTACAGATTTCAATACCACGCCCGCCGTAGTCTTTATAGCTAGGATTGCTTTTGGTATTTATTCTTCTTTTCATATTTTGCCATACCGTATATAATTTAGTATAACTTTTCCCGTGGGTAGTGTTCACTTCTTTACTTCGTGCTATTGCTTTCTTATTAAAGTCTTTGCACGCTCTGACTTCTTTTGATATTCTTCTCATAACCTAACCTTTTCTTATTAATATTTAGAAAGTATATACCTTTTTAACTTAATCAAAGCTTTAAAATATCCTATATTATATTATAATATATTAGTTATGCGGTATCGTCTTCTTTCATTTCCGACATAATAGCCATAGCTCCGCCGGTCTTTAGGTCTATATCCATTAAGTGCGCCATTTGTCTAACTACGGCTTTATTCGTCCACTTCCATACTAAGCCGTCCATTTCGTGCTTAACTTCTTGTAGCTTCATATCAAACGCCGTTAATTCCATTCTACCCATAGACGCTATATTATCTACGTGTATTTTTATAGCACCTATTCTTTTCTTAGTTAGTTTCACTTAATGCCTTTTTTCTTAATCTATATTCTTTTAATTCTAGGTCGTCTTTAGCTACTTCTACTTTTAGTTTTTCTAACATTAGATTAACCACTTTTAAAGTTTGAAAAGTTATGCCTTTTTCGTCGTGTACTTTATCTAATTTTATGAAGGCTTTTATATTAACGCCCATTTTTTTAAACTGCTTAGGCTTTCTAAATGCTATCGACTTACAAAAGCCGGCTATAGAAGTGTTTATAGGTAATTCTTTGAAGGTGTCGCCCCATATTGTATTAGACGCGTTTACTATGCCGTTTACGTATACCGTAGCTTGTAATATCTTATTAAGCGCTTTTAGTTGCTTTTGCACGTAGTCTTTACATTTGTCTACTTCGTCTAGTTGCGCTAACATTGTCTTCATTAGTAGTGCTAATACGTGTTCTTCAAAAGTATATCTTTTTAGATTTAAAAGTATTTGCTTTTGTATCACGGGTTTTAATAATTCTATCGGTATTATTTCTTTACTCATATTCTTAACCTTTTCTTTTTATTTATTTATTATAAAAACGTAAGCGTATAATCATTCGCTTTTAAGTTCTTCTTAGCGTTTATACGGCGTTTTATCTTTAAAACACTCCATAGCACTAAACCGTATATTATTGTACCGCCTATAGCAAATAGCATAGCATTTAACATATCAACCCTTCTTTATTTGTAAAGCATTAAAAGTTTTATATTCTATTGCGTCCGTACTGCTAATTTTATCAAAATAATTTATAGCTTCTTTAAACGCGTTAATTTGTGCCGTTCCGTCTGCATATAAGCTTATTTTTGTTACTAAAATTTTTAAGTTACAATGCGGTTTTACTAAATCAAATATACTTAAATCATTTTCTTCTAGGTTTAAAAACTTAGTGCCTTTTAATTCATCTTCAAAGCTTCGCCCACTCTTTTTAGAACTATCAAAAACCGCATTATTCATACTATAAACAAGTGCTATTAATTTATTAGCTTTTATTATTACTAAGTCTATATTTACGGGCTTAAAAGTTTCGGCTATCTTCGCTACACGGTCTAAGCCGTTGAATATCTTAGCACCGTCTTTAAATAATGCCATATAAAAAGCTTTTAGTTCTGCGTCTGCTATATGCGCTATAAACTCTTTTACCACTTCAATATTAAAAGGGCTATTATCTATTTTTAGTTCTGTTAATATAGCTTTTATCGTTTCATTTCGTAGATTAAACATTTTCGCCCCCTTCTATTTGTGCTTCTATGACTTCTTCGCCTTGACTTTCGTAGTTCTTAGGGTCGAAAGGGTCGAAGCCTTGATTTAATACCGCGTCCGCTACTTCGTCCGTGCGTTGTCGGTCTTGTTCTTTGAAGCTTTTAGGTGCTGTAGCTTCTTTAGGCTCGTAAAAGTCCTTCCAATTTCCTACAATAGCATTAGTAATAATTTCTTCTATGCTATGCCCTTTTTTGTAGTAATCTCTTACTTTGCCGATTAGTCTTTTAAGTACCGTTTCGCTATTAGATAATTTCATCTTTTTTCTAAGGGCTAAGTATTCGTAGAATAAATCGTTGTTTTTTCTTTCAATAAAATAAACGTGATTTTCTGCTTTTTGTATATTTTTAGATTTATTAGTTTTGTTATTGTTAGTCTTATTGCTATTAGTCTTATTAGTAGCGGGTTTTGTGTCTTCACATAGCGTGTCGTCACGTTTTGTGTCTACACATTTCGTGTCATATTCTTTATAGTCGTCTTCGGTAGGGTTTAATATCCATAACGACTTATTAAACCCCGCACCGCTTCCGCGTTCTTGATACTTTAGAAGTAATTTAGCGTCTAATAGTTCTTGCACTCCGGCTCTAATACTTCTTACACCGTCCGTGAAGTTCTTAACTATTTCGCTTTCGTAAAATTGCCACCCGTCTTTTTTACTTTGTAGATATAAATATATACCTTTTGCTTTCGCGCTTAGTTTTTCATTGTCTACTATTTCATTTAGAATAATAGTAAAATTACCGTTTTGTCTGTTTATCATTTTATAATGGTATCTTAAAATTTAGAGAAAAATAGTTTTGTGAAGTATTAAAAAGAAGTGGCTACCAAACGACTTCTTTTAATAGTTCGTATTAAACTCTTTAAGCTAACAAGTAAATGTTAGCCGAAGTCGCTTGGTAGCTTAAAAAGTTCGTAATGGAATTATAGTATATACTTTCTTAATTGTAAATGAAGCCCGTAACCGAAAAGGTTAATTAAAAGCTACGGGCGAAGATAAAATTATATCATAAAATTAGTTCTACGTGGTTGCCGTCCGGTAAAGTATTATCTTTTTCGGGTCTTTGTAGTGAAGACATAGCATTATCGCGCCATTTAAAGCCCGTTTTGATAGTAATATCTAACTTATACGCTAAAGCTAAACAAAGCCCGTCAAACTGCGCCCACCGTAGCTTATTTTCTTCGTCGTTATCGTTATACATATTAACGCCCACCGGTAAAGGTAGCATATCCACCGCGTGACCGTAACCGTCTTTTTTTGTTTGATGATTGCTACGCTTAGTAGTGCCGTCGAAAGTGCTTTTACCTTCGTTAAATAGTTCTAATTGTTCGGGGTCGCTTCTAACGCCATAGACTAACCTTAAATCTACGATATTAGCTAGTTCAAATACAAATTTAACTAGCTTCGGGTGTACTCCTATTAGCTTTTCTAAAGAAGATTTGCTAAACGGATATTTTACGGTTTTATTTCTTGCTAATAGTTCTTCCATTTATTCGCCTTTTGTAGTGTTGTTTTCATTAAAAGATTTTTCATAGTCTGCGATTTGTTGATTATGAAAGTCTATGATATTTCTAAAGTTTGTAACGTAGCCTTCATATAGCTTTATATCCGGCGCATAAACTCTTATATCTCTTTTCTTGGGTTGTTCTACCGTTTGAAAGTTAAAGGGCTTAGACTTGATATATACGTACTCGGTTGTACTACACGCTTGAAATAATAAAGTTATCGTTACTAGCAAACTCGCTATTAGGGTTTTCTTCATTTTCTTTAATTTCCTTTTCTATTTCGTCTAAAGTTATTTCGGTTTTTTTGAGTGCTTCCGCCCGTGTTTTCTGCTTAGTATCAAAGACGGCTTTTTTAACTTCGTCTTTAGATACTTCTTTTCTAACTTTGATTTCTTTTTTTAGTCTAATTATGTTTTCTTTTTGTTCTTCGTTTGAAGCTTTTAAGTATTTCACATAGGCTAAAAAACCTAAGACTATCGCACCGATAAACATACTAGCATATAGCTTTATAGTGCTAAACATTACTTCATCTTTAATTTAATGATTTCTATAAGACTATCTACTAATTTAGCGCCCATATCGGAACGGCTCATAACTGCTAAAAATGCAATTAAAGCTATTAATCCCGTATTCCATATAACCGCTTCGCTTTTGTCGCCGAAAGTCGTATAAGCATATATAGCAATAAATAAAAAGAACGCTACAAAACTTTTCCAATTTTTCATCTAACCCACCTTGTATAAAATTTAACTGATTTTACCATAAGCTTAGTTTTAAAGCTATCTTCTATTTCTAATAACACTTCTTTAAATACTTCGTCGGCTTCTTCGTACATTCCTAAGTCTACTAAATAGTCGTGAATTACTATAGCCGGTAAATATTTAGGCGTATTAGGTGCTATGTAACTCCAAAAAATGCGCGGTATATCTGCGCCGTTTGTCTTAAAGCCTACCGGTACTTCATAGTCGCCTACAATAAAAGCTTCTAAAACTGTAAATGTATTGTCTTTGTTAGGGGTTAATATTAAATTATTCATAAAGAATTATACCTTTATATCTGCGTAATACCATTCTAAAAGCTTTTTAGCTTCTTCTTCGGTATAGCATACTTGGTATAAACCGCCTACGTGGTCTACTGCATTTTCGAAGTCTTTTTGATTATCGCTTTGTTTATTTTTGCCGTGTTTCATTTCTATACATAAATAGCCAAAGCCACGCGAAGCAACTAAAAAGAGTATATCGGCTACGCCACTTTCTACACCTTCTTTTTTAAGTTCTATCGCGGTAGTTTTACTTCTATAACCGCCGTTCGGTACTGCAAAAAGTAGTTTTTCAAATAACGGATATTTCAATTTAGAAGAAGGTAATTTAGTCCAATTAAATAGCTTTACTTGTTCTATGTGTTCGTGGTCTATGCGTGGCGCTCTTTTCTTTTTAGGAAACATAGCCGAAATATTAACATTAGACGGCTTTTTAGCCCTTTTAAGCTTTTTTACGTCTACTTTATCGCTTATGCTTCCGAAGTCGTCTAAGGGGTTGTTATTCATCTTTAGCCCATTCCCAAAAGAAACCGCCCGCCGTTTTATGTCCTTTTGCACCGTTACATATTTCGCTAATATTTCCCGCATTTACTCCGGTTGTTTCGCTTGCTTCCGACAAAGATATAAACTCTTCTATAAAAACGCCGTCTTTGTATTGTCTTATCGCTTTGCACTTTTTAGTATTTTTTCCTTTTTTCATATCCTCTTTAAATTTTTGATTATTTTCCGCCCACGTCATAAGCTGTATATTATCCATAGTGTAACCTATATAATCGTCCTTTCGGTCTACGCTTGGTACGTACTCTTTTTGATAGTCTAAACGCTTCCAATTATCAAATAAAATATGAAAAAGTGTTTGACTAAATAGCCATTCTTTAAATTCTTTTTTTGAATATGTAGGCGGATTATCCGCGCGCGTTTTAGACGTTCCGCATTGACTCCAATACATACGATTTGCTAAACCTTCTTTTGTTTTATATCTATCTTTATCACGCTTCTGTTTTGAAGTCATTTAAAGCCCCTTTTTTATCTGCTAAAAGTAAAGCCGTTTTTACTGCTTTCGATAACGCCCCGCGTTTAAAAGAAGCTACTAAATCTACTATTTCTTTGTCTAAATAAAAAGATTGATTTTGTCTTATCATTTTTACTTCTATAGGCTTGTCTTTCATCTTGTATAATTCCTTATTTTTAATAAAGCATTATAACATAAGATATTATAGGATATTAGAAGGTTTTAAAAAAGGGAATTTAATCCCTTTAGTATTTTATACAAAAAAACTATTTCGCTTATGCATAAACCATAAAGCGAAGTCCTCAAAATCTACATTAGATATAGGCATAATAGTGCCGTTACTAAAATGTAATTTTGTAGAAGTTAATCCCATAGCAAAACCGGTGTTTACTTGTAACATAGCGTCCGCGTCGTCTTTTTTAAACGGTACTTTATAGTCCACTTCATTAAGTGCGTATGTTTCGCCTTCTTCTTTTAATTTTTTTAAATCTATTTCGTTGGCTTTATCTTGATTTACAATAAACATTTTATGCCCCTATAATTGCGTAATAATCTGCTAATAGTTCCGCGTCAAATTCGTTATTTTCGCCCCCGAAGCCGTCGGGCGTTATGTTACTATCCCATTCCCACGCGTCGCGATATGTTCTATCTGTTGGTATATCTGTAGTAGCAACTACTTTATAAGGCGTGTTAAAAGGTACGTCCTTTTCTGCTATCTGCTCTATCGTTGCAAAACTCAAAGCTTCTTCTGTTGGAATTAAAACACACACGGTATTATCTTCATTTTTAAATATTATTCTTTTCATTTTATTCCTTTATTAAGCGATTACTACTACGCTTATGTAGTCTATATCGGCTTGTTCGTTACTTCCTGATATTGAAGCTATGTCGCAATAACTTACATTAGGTAATCCCTCGTAACAACTAAGCCAATAATTACTACCCGTACCCGTACCCGAAGCCCCCGTTACTGCATAATCAACGTGTGGCATATTCGCTATAAAATTCATTCTATAAGCACCCGTTCCCCTATCTGTAATACTGCTAACATTTCCACTATCTCTTATTGCAACAATATTTTTTCCGTTAAAATTTACCCACGCTCTACTTGCGAAGACGTAGGCGTCGCCTAATGCGTTTAATGCTGTTTTTACTCTACTATCATTAGCTAACCACGCTTCTTCTGCGGGTAGCACTACGTCTTCTTGCGACCCGTCGCCCTTGAATAAAGACAGTGTTTGTCCGCTAATCCTTAAAGCGTCCGTAGCGTGTAAGGCTTGTATGCCATTCGCTAAAATTGCTTTTATTCCATTAACTAAAAAATTACCATCATTCGCTATATAGCTTTTTTCCGTTCCATTTTGTAGAAACGAAGCTATTTTACCCGCGCCCGCTTGATTAAATCTGGCTACTGCGTCCGTAGCGTGACTATATGTTAGATGAATAAAAGCCGTTATTGACTGACTTATTTGAATATATCTACTATCGCCCGAAACCCTACTTACTGCGTTATCTTGGTCGGTTAAGTCATTTTTAACTTTAAAAATTCTTGCATTACTTCCGGCTTTCGCGTCTGTTATTTCCGTGTCTATAATGTCGCTATTCGCATTAACTACGTCTAAGTCGTACTTTTCCGTACCTATAGGCTTTGTTAATCCGATATTTGGTGTAGTAGTTGCCATTTTATACCTTTTTTTTTATTTACGCGCTTTGTTTATATGCGTGTAGATTGTCGTGACTAAATACATTTAATTCGTCGTGAGTAAACGCCGACATAGCTATATCTATACTTACTTCGAAGTCTAAATCTGCTTGCAATATTTCTATAATTGTATTTTTAAATATATCTATATCCGCCGGCAAAACTTGCATATTTGAAAAAGTGATAGTTAGTGTGTAGTCGTCGCCTAATTCGCTTAATGTCGGGTTTGGCTCATTAGGATAAAATTGTTTCGCTATTCCTATAATAACAGAACGTGTAGTAACTTTTCTAACTAGCTTAGAAGTAAGTCTACCGGCTCTATAATCGCTACTTAATGTTTTATCTACCGGTACTTTTAACATTTCTTCCATATATGTTAATTGTTCGTCGCTTGCTAAGTGGAATATATAACCATTTCGAAAGTTTAAGGCTATTTCTTCCCACCCTTCGGTAGTAGCTTTAAAAGCGAAAGATAAATCTACCCATATACCGCTTAATTTGTGGTAGTATTTTGGTAGATACCAAAGTATATCTGTACTATTTATTTTATAGTTTTCGAATAGCATAGTATCGCCGTCTTCTAATAACATTAAGTCGTTATCTTCTAATAGCATTTCTTCCGTTTCGAAAGGGTTTAAAGCCATAATCTTACACCGTTGCCGTTATGCTATTAGCTTTAGGTATTTCTATGCCCGTAATAGGTATAGAAGACGTAGCACCGTTTAGAGTTAATCCCGTATAATTTGCTACGCCTTCCGTTTGTATGACTACCTTAACTACTCCGATATACGTCACTTCTGTAGCGTCCATTGGAAAAGTATTTACATACGAAGTTACATTTTCGATTATTGCTTCTAAAACTTGACTTTCACTAAGCCCGCTTGCTGTATCTATAGTTACGCCCGTTACTGCTACGTCTATATTTAAAGGCGTCGCGCTAACTACTTCCAATACTCCCGAAGTTGCGGGGCGTTCTTCTAAAATATGGTCGTAAACATCATCTAAAAGCGTTTGCGGTGCTGTATCATTATCTATATTAACAATAGCAACGCGCATACTACCCGCGCCCGTTGGTTTTACGATAATACGCGCCCCGCCTACGCCCGAAACTTCTGTAGCCCATTCGTAATAATGGTATGCGTTTCCACTTGTAGCCGGATAACGTAAACTATCGTCTATTCTTTTTCGTAATTGTTCGTCCGTTTCTAAGTCTTGTGCGTCTGCTAATTCTAACTCATTAGTAACACTATCTAAGCCTACTATAGAAATAGGAATATTTACTATAGAGTTGGCTATAGTATTCCCTTTAACTCCGTCTTCTTTTGCCGTAATAGCCGTAATTACAGTTCCCGAAGCTTCTATTACCGCGATACTATCTAAAGCATATTCTACGGTATCACTTGCTACTACGAAACCTTTAGGAATACTCGCGCCTTCTGTACCGGTTAAAGTAACGAAACCCGTAGCAAAAGAAGATAAACGTCTATAGATACCAAAGTTTAGCGCTACGCTTGTAAGGTCTTCGCCTTCTGCTACTCTATAGTCTAAACTCTCTCTTACTTTATCCCATTCTAAATAAAAATGCTCATTTGCTAAGGCGTTAGCCGTTGCTAAGTCATTTATAACTGTACCTTCTGTTTTGTCGTATGCGTCGCTCATAGCGTCTAAAAATATTTGTTTTTGGTCTGATACTAAACTCATTTAAGCCCCTTCGCTATATAGACTATTTCCGCCTATAACTTCTTTGATTTCTATTTCGTCGTAAGTAGAAGTTAAAACTATGTCGATTAATATTTTATCTTCTACCGGTATTACTTGAAGGCTATTAATTGACTCTACATCATATTCGCCATTTAAAAAGTTTCTGATTTCACGGCTATATTTTCCTAAAATAACAGAAGTAAAAGTATGTCCTATAGCTTCATAAACTGAAAAGCCGAAAGTTTCGCCCGCTTGTATTTGGTATTGTTCTTCGTATAACTTATAGTAGTCTTTTTCAGTACGAAGAAATTTAAGAATACGTTGTATTAAGGCTTCCGCGTTTTCTATCTTTTTAAGCCCTTGATTTTCCATAATACCTAAGCCCGTAGTAAAATCTATTCCCACTATAACCTTACCGCGTGGCGTAGCTTCTTCGGCTTCTACTGCTTGCGTTTGCTCTAAGTAGTCGTAAGAATATGTAGCCATTTTATACCTTTACCTTAATTTTCATTATCTGTATTATATCTTAAAAACTTACTACTTTATCCATAACGTAAAATAGTTGATTTGTTTCCGTTGCCATTAATACCACTTTGTCGCCGGTCTTTATTTCGTCCGTTAGCGTTATAGTACCGGTACTTTTAAAGTCTTTACTATCTAAATCGAAGTCCGTAGCGTCTGTACTCCACGAAGTCGCTACGCCTTCCGGTATTGCTACTATCGGGCGCGGGCTTCCGTCTTGTAGCGTATCAAAAGCTACGTAAGGCGCTCCTACAAAACTATAATCAGTTCCTATACTATTTAACTTATTTCCTAAAAGTTGCGCGTCTTCACTCTCTATTGAATATTCGCGTACGTAGTCTTTTAATATTCCGGCGCTAAATATTAGGTCGTCTTTATCTAATATAATACCGTTTCCTATATCTATTTTAATCTCTGGTAAATCTGCGGTTATTTCGCCTATAATTAACCCGAATTTATCGGGGTTTTTTAACGCTCTAAAGATTTCTACTAATCCTTTATTATTATCCATTAGTTACCCTTTTCGTATGCTATTACGCTTACGCTCATTAAGTGTATTTCGTCTTCTATCGTATGCTTTAGCCCACTTATAATATAATCGTTACCTTCTACGGTTACGCCCATACCTACACGCGCTTTATAGTCGCCGAATAGAGTAAAACTACCGCTTCTTTTAATTTGCCCGTATACCTTTAATAGGTTTTCGGCTACTAAATCGGCTTGTTTTTTATCTACCGCTTTAATAGTTTCTACCTTCTGAATAACGCCGGCTTTTTTAGCTAATTCGATATTCTTCTTTATTGCTTCTACTGATATTTTTTTTTTTTCTTCTGTATAAACTTTTATTTGTGTTTTTATGTCTTCGCCGTTATATGAAAGTTTTAAATTACTTATTGCGTAAGTTAAATCTAATTCGTAGGCTTCGGGGTCTGTAAATATCTTTAAAACTTCATTTTCAAAAGTTCTATATATCTTTTTACCTATTGCGCCTTCCGATTGTCTTATAACGTCGTCAATAATGCCTATAATACTTTGACTTTTATATATCTTTGTAATAGTGTTTTGAAGCGGTATAGTTTCTACTTTAAATTCACTATCGTATCTTGATAAAGTTTCTTCTATAACTTTGTCGGCTCTAAAGTTCTTAACCTTTATAAGTTCTTCAAAAGTGGATATATACCAACTATTAGAAACCGCCGTTAATGTTACGCGCTCTATATTGCTCATATCTGTATTTATCACGATACCAATAAAACCGAAGTCGCTACCACTTGACGCGAATACACGCGAAAAAACCTTTATTTTGTTTTCTTCGTAGTAGTCGTAAGGTAAATCGAATTTGAAGGTAGAATAAACATTATCTAATGAAGTTTCAAAAGAGATTTTAGCCGTTCTTAAAGAAGCGTCTACGTTTTGACCTTCTAAATTATCAATTATTAAGTTCATATTCGTAAACCTCTTGTAGTTCGGCTTGTACGTAAATATCACGTACGCCCCTATAAACTATTCGTAAGCCTTCAATAGTTACCGGATATTCTACTTCTATTTCTGATACGTTAAACGGTACGGGGTCGCGGTCTTTTTTTATCTTGTTTAGTTTGTTTACTTGCTCTTTCATAAGCGCGCTATTATCGTTAATAAAGTCATACTCTATGATAAAGTTAAGGTTTATCGTTCGCGGTCTTCTTTTACCCCTTAGCGTTAATATGTCGCCGTATGTAGTTTCGTATGTAATAGACTTTTGCCCGTCCATAAAATCTAAGTCGCCAAACACTTTTAAAACGTCGCCGTCTAAAGTAATTTTATAAGGTACTAATTTGTCTTCGCCCCGTTCTTCCCACTCGTTAAAAGCTTCTTCTACTGCGGGGTCTTTAATTAGTGCCAATAATTCGGAAAATGTCGCGTTTTGATATGATGCCATTTAGATAACCCCCGCCAATTTACCGGCTTTATTAAATTCATTTGCTATTCTGTAGGTTAATCTATCTATTAAATTTTCGTCGTTTTCGTCGTCTTTTTTAGTGATATTTATAGTTATGTCGCCTACGTTTAAAGTTCCACTTTTGCCCGCCGTACTGCTACTTCCTTTTTTATCAAAAGTTTGGTAGAAGCTTTCGCCGTCTGCTTTCGTTCCCGTTCCGGTTGTTCCGGCTATAGGGCTACCGCTTCCGGCTACTCCGGCTACGTTTGCGCCCGCTACGTTTGCGCTTAACTTCTTAGCTTTTTCTATTTGTGCTTGTGCTTCGCCGAAGCCTACCGTATCAAATTTAGTTAATAGTTTTAAAGGCTTATCGTTTACTAGATTTAGAAGCATTATATAGCCGTTTGCCGATTGTATAAGCACGTTAGCGAATTGCCCTACAATATTAACCATTTCCGCCCACCCTTTTAAAAAGGCTACTCTAAATTCTTCGTTTGTATTGTATAGGTAAACCGTCCACCCAACAAGCGCCGATATAGCAGTTATCATAATACCGATAGGGTTAGCCTTCATAACTGCGTTTAATACTAAAAATACGCCCGATAAAGTAGATATAGCTATAGCTAAATCGGCTATTTGTCCTATATTTTCCGCGATATAATTAATAAAAGTTCCTATTGCGCCTATTACTGCGCTTACTGTAGGTAAAAAAGTCTTACCTAACATTAAAGAAACTCTCTCTATTGCGGTATTCATTTTTCGCACTACGTCTACATAGCTACCGCTTGACCGTTCCATATCTCCGACGGCGTTTTTAGACTGCATTTGTATAGCTTTAAATCTAATAAGTATTTTTGTATTTTCGTCCATTTTATTAGAATATTCGCCGAAGCCACCCGCTAAACTTGCTACTTTTAATTGAGTTTCTAGAATAGAAGCCCCTAAGCCTTTAGCGCTTTCGCTTTCGCCCATTAGTGCGGACATCATTTTACGTTGTGCGTCGCCGGTGCTAAGATTATTAAAGCTTGCTAAATCATTCGTTAATAATAAAACTTCTTTAGAGAAGTTGCGCGCTTCGTCTGCGCCCATACCGAAGCCGGTAAAGAGATTTCCCGAGTCTGCTACAAAGTTCTTTGTTTCAAGTACCGAAGCCCCTACACTATCACGGTATGCGTTAGCGAAGTCGTGTATTTGCTTTTGTCCTTTAGTTCCGAATACTGCGCTAAGTTTATTTTCCGCTTCTTCTAGGTTAGAAGCTACGTTAATAGTGTGTTTAGCCATTGTAGACAAAGCGCCTACTACTGCTATACCGCCTAAGATACTACCCATTTTAGAAAATAGGGCGTTATTCTTATCGGTTTGTTGTTCGGTCTTTTTTAATTTACCGTTAATTTTGTCGATAGAATTAAGCGCTTTTTTGTCGTTGGCGGTTATGTCTAATATTACTTTTTCTTCCACTTTACGCCCCTTTTTTTGCTTCGTCTTCTAGTTGTATTATCATACTTTGTGTATAAAATTCCAACTCTAAAGAGGTTAAATTTATAATCTCTTTAGGCTTAAAACCCTTCTGTAGATAATAGTGTATCAAAAAGAGGCTATTAACCTCTTTTATTTTTTTTTTATTGTTATAGCGTTGTCTTCTAAACCTTCCATAAGTGTAGCCATTAATAAAAGGGCTTCGTCTTTAGTGAAAAGCTTTTTAACTGCGTCCAACTGTTTAGCTACTTTTAAAGCTTTTAGCATTTCGTCGGTTATCTTTGTTACTAAGTTCATAGATAAAGCTTTATATACTTCGTCTATATTCATTTCGCTATTTTTACCGCCAATAGATACTAAATCTTTTAATTCGGGTACTAAAAACGTAAAATCTGCGTTAAGTCGTTTATGCGTTATAGTGATTTCTTTATCTTTACCCGCGTCGTTAATTTCGTCAATATTACTTAAAATATCATCTAAACTAAATTCCGAAGTAGCTTTAACTTCTACTTCTTTTTTAACTTCTTTTGTTTCGTTCTTTTTCATAATTTAACCTTTTCTTTTTAGTTGATTATTCCGTTACTAAATCTATCGGAATTACATTTGTAGGATTAAACCCAAAGCTTACAGTTTCTTCCATAGTTGTACCCATTTCGAACTTAAATAAGTCAAAATCGTTAAACCATACGTCGGTAATAGAAATAGTTTCTTTACCTAATCCGTCGGGGTCGTCTACTGTTAAAATAAGCACCGTCTTAAAGTCTTTACCCGAAATTAATTGCGGAATTTGACGCGCAATTACACGACTATTAACTTTTCTAAAAGTCATTGTACCACTACCCGCCGAAGATAGTAATTTACTATCTATTCCTAAGTTTCCCGAAAATTGTAAATCTTCGCGTGTGTTTGTTATTTTACTTTCGAAACTCATAATATTAGCATATTCGATACCGTCTATTCTAATCATTCCGTAAGTTCCGTTCATTACGTTTTTAGCGTTTACTTTTCCCATAATAACCCCCTTATGTGTACACGTTAATAGTAACGTCTTCGATAGTATCTAGTAATCTACAATTAATAATTAAGTATAGGTTATCGCCCGTATCTATCTTTTTAATTTGCGTTTCTGTATAGCCCGTAGTGTCTTCGCCGTGACTTTCTGCATAATCTATATGCGCCTGAAGGTCTAAAGTACATTTATTATCAAAAGACGGGTTAAGATAGTTCGCGTCTGCTAAAACTTGTAAAAATTGATTTACCGCCGTAACGATAAGATTTTTATTATCTAAGCTATTCGTAAATTTACCTATATAATCGTCTTCTACTACTTCGCGAATACTATAAGCTATCATATCCATAGTTTCGACGTTTTTAATCTTTTGGAATAAAGCGCCTTTTTCCGGTGTAAGTGATAAGAAACTATTAACACCGCGTGCTATTTTAACTTTAGCCCCGTCATTAATATAGATTAAGTGTCCGCCGTCTATTTCTGCGTCGGGGTCTGCGAATGCGTCTACGTCGTCTACTTCCGGCACTACGTAATAAGTCGCGCTTCTTGTAGGGTCTAAACCGGCTACTATTCCCGCTACGCGTGCTTCTTGATTTGGTAATGCTACCGCTTCTTCATCTACTGCGCCCGTAATTTTAACGTCGATAATATACTCTTTATCGCTACCCGTAGAAACTAACACGCCTTTGATTTTTGCGCCCGCGTTCGTTCTCTTATCTGTAATAAAAGAAATAATAGCCGTATTGTCCGCCGTGTATTCCGGTGCTACTAAGTAGTCTATGTCGGGGCTATTTTGCAATATTAGTAGTTGAATATCTGCAAATACCGCTGTAGGTGCGCCCGAAATAACTTTAACTTTCGTAGGGCTACCTTTAAAAATAGCTTCCATTAAGTCGTAGTTATCCGCGTCATAATCGCCCGCCACTACTTCCGCAAAGTTTTTATATGTATACGTTCCCGCTGTTTGAGTAGCGTCTTTTATACATAATGCCACAAAGCCACGCGTAGCTAATCCTATAGCTTCGATTGCTTTCGTCTGAAATTTTATACTAAATATCGGTAAACCCATAATTAACATTCCTTTTGTAAGTGTAATACGCCCATAAGGTCGTAAGTTGGATTAGTTACTACTACGTCGTCCGTAAAGTCGCTAATCATTCTAATTGACAAAATATCATCTATAACCGTAACGCTACCCGATTTAACTAAAATGTATTTTACCACATTTTTGGCTATATCTAAAATAGGCATAGAGTTAATAAATATTTCGCTTTGTAAAACGTCGCGTACATCATTAAGATTTCGATTAAATTCTATCTTATCGTCTTCGAAGTATTGTACGATTATTTCTAAATCTTTTTTTTGATAATCTCTATTTTCTGTAGTGGCTTGCATTTCTACATTAACTACAAAAGTAGGCTTATCGCTTGTTTGCGTAGCATTACGTCTAAATATATCCGCGTCGGGATATTTAGCATTTAAAAGTGCTACTACGCTATTTTCTATCATTGTAGTAGTTATCATTATAAACCACCTTTTCGCGTAGCTTTTAAGCCGTATTTTTTAAGCATTTTTTCTACTGCTTTACTCATTAAGTAAGCACCTTTCATAATGCCCCCGCCACGTATTCTATGCCCGTATTCATAATAAGGCGCATAGGCTATTTCGTTAAATATCTTCATACCGCCCGAAGCAAGCCTTTTAATGTTCCACCCGTCGCGAAATGTACCGGTACGTCTATATTTACCGCTATCGCTAAGGGTGTCCTTTTGCGGACTTGTTTTAACTATCTCTTTAAAAGTATCGGCACTAAACTTTTTAACTACATTTTCGCCGTGCTTTTTTATAGCTTGCTTTAAATGTCTATCGTCAAAAGTTACGCTACCCATAATTAAGCCTTTTTATCTTATGTGTACGGACGTTAAATCAAACGTAGCTAAAGTAGTAGATACATTAGTCAAAGTGGCGGTATCGCTTCTAAATTGTACGTGATAATCTTTACCCGCTATAAGGGTAGCAAGTGGCGTTAAAGATACTCCAAAAAAGCCGGAATTTCTACCTATTACGTTAGGTATGTCTACAGTTTGCGACCCGTCATTAGCTCTAAGTCTAATTGTTACCGCTTCTTCTGCATTTCCTACCGCGTCGAAAGATATACCAAAGTTTAAATTAAATCTATGCTTACCGTTCTTAGGCGCTCCAATTAAGCCCGCTACCGCGTTTAATGGCATTAATACGTTATCGTCGTCTACCGAAGCGTTAAAGTTGCCTAAATCGTAGAATTGATTAGCTGTTAGAGTTGTAGCAACTGAGCCACCGGCTAAACTTCCGTAGATTGTAGGTAACTCTAAATGTGCGTCCGGCGTAACAAATATTTGACCTATCGCTACGTCTGATACAATTACAAAACCTATAAAAGTAGCAATATCCGGCGCTACGTTTGTTACCCCACCTAAAACCGTATCGGATAAATATAGTCTTTCGCCAACACTAAAGCTAGAAGTGTCTAGGTTTTTAACTACAATATCCCTCGCTACTCTACCTTCTTCGGTATCTAATATATCAGTTATAATCATACCTACACTTGCCGAATTTTCGAAAGTATCGGCTAAAGCTAAAACCGGCGCGGGTACACCACCCGAAACGCTGTTAAACCGTATAATTTTACCCTTTAAAAGAGTTACTCCGGTTATGTTTACTACGCCTACGCTACCTAAGCCCGATATAGCCGTATCGTGTTCGGCTATATCTGCTTCATTTTGTGCTACTTTCGGTGTTAAAATGCTAATATTATTAGTATTTGCACTAACCGAAGAAGATAAGCCCGACACTATATCATCTTGCGCCGTATTCTTAGCTACTAATTCTTGTAGAAAGTTTTGTTTAGAAATACGTTTAGAAAAGCCCCCTTGAATAACTACAAATTCGTGTGTATCTGTAGCGGTGCTAATACTATCTATTTCACTCCATTTTTTAGGCATTATTTACCCCTTTATTCCATTTGTCTATAAAATTTAATCTATATTCATTATGCGAAGGAAAATTATCGAAGTCTATAACTTGATATTGACTATTTAATATGTCGCCCGTGTTTAAAATTACTTCGGGTTTAGTAAACAGTATTCCACCGCTTCGCGTAGTTGGTATAGTTTCGCCACTTTGTCCGTTAGAAGACATAGATTTACTTAAATAACCTTCTATATCTTTTTCGGTTGCCGTTACTTCAATACCGCCGAAGTCGTCCGTAGCATTAACGGACGTTTTAACCTTCCATTTTGTAAAGTATTTTACGTAGCTATCTATATTCATTACGAAGCCATACCGTAAGTTTTACGAATATATCTCGATATGACTATAGAAGCGTCCGTAGATAATAGCCCTAAAGCCGATTTAATACTCTTAGCTAAACCGGCTAAACCGCCCGCATTACTTTTATCGTACTTTGTCGTAATATTACCCATTTTTTCTTCTACGATATTAGTATTACTACCCGAAGCACTATTTAAACCGCCGTTAGTTATTGTAGAAGGGTTTGTATTAGCTAAGGCTATACTATTCGCTTCAAACGATACGGCGCGCTTTATATCATCATTTCTTTTAGTATCTTCGCCTACTTCATATATACGAAATTCGCCAAAAATAGGCTCTACTTTAAAAAATGATAAACTTAAAAGTGATGTGATTTGTTCGTCGGTTAGTGTAGTTGTAGAAAATAGGCTTTTGTAGTATTCTATAGCTTCCGCTTCGCTTCCGTATAAGTCTATATACGTTTTTCGTGTAAATGCCATTTAAGCCCCTTATTAAAAAGGGGGTTTTAAGCCCCTAAATTTGCTTATTTATTAAGCGTAATTTCGTAACCCGTACCTTTTCCGATAAGTGGTTTTCCGTTTTTACCTTTTTTACTAAAGGCTTTCGCTTTCGCTTCGTACTTATCCGCCGAAGGTTGGTTAGCTTCTTTTTCTAGTTTAGCTTTTTCGCTTGCGTCTAATTCATCTTTAGTGTCGTCTAAAGTAGTATTAGCTTCGTCGATTTGTTCGTCAATATCTGCCAATTCTGCATTAGCCGCATCTTTAGCTTTGTTTGTTGCTTCTAATTCTTCTTTAGCTTTTGCTATTGCTTCGTTAGTCGCTACTAATTCTTCTTTAGCTTCTTTTGCTTGTTGTGCGTTTGTTTTAGTTGCCATAATTTAACCTTTTTAATTTATTTAGATATTAGCCCCGAAGGGCGCTACTTATGCTTCGTCGATATCAAAAGCGATAATTCTATCAGACTCGCCCGTAGCAGTTTCTACGATATCAATACCGTAAACTAAAAGCCCTTGAAGTGCTACGCCGAAAAAGCTATCGCCGTTAATTTCGCGTAGTTCTTCGTAAGATTTAGCTAATACTAAAGCCGACATATCTACACCCATACAGTTAGCAACCGTTGTAGTGCTTCCAACTTTATTAGACTTGAAGATTTCGATACCCATATATGCACCTAAGTAGCCTTCGTAAACAATGTTAGACGCTTTTTCGCCTTGTAGTGCTTTACCTTGAAGTTCGATAAGCTTATTAGCTACCGAAGCGCTTAAAACTACGGCTCTATCATTCATAGATACGTTAGCTTCGTCAAAAGCCGTTGCTAATCCCGTAAATGCTTGGTCTACTGTAGCAATTACGCCCGTTACTGTAACTACTGCTTTAGCTACTAATGCAACTAATTGAGTATCTACGTCTAGCGCTAAACCGTCCGAAGCTTTACCCGTTAAAAAGTTTAACTCATTCGTCGGAACTTGACTTAAATCGTCCGCGCCTAACTTAATAGAGAAATACGGTTTTTTAGATATTGCTACGTCTTGCGCCGTACCGTCCATAGCTTGATGTGTAATAGTTCCCGCATACTGCCCGATAGTTACGTCTTCCGTACCTAAAATTTTAACAGTTCCACCGCGTACAACTTGACCTTTATAAACCCCACGCGCGATAGAAGGTACAATACTTTTTTCTTGTAGCTTCGTGTCCATTACGTCCGTAAATATCGTGATTTTGTTATTATCTAAACCCATAGTTTTAGTTCCTTATAATCAACTAGCTTAGTAATGCTAGTTTGTCGGCGGTACTAATCTTAGCCCGTTCCGATTTTGACATACCCGCGTATTTTTCTGCGGTTAGCCCCGTTTTTGCTTCTTTGTTGTTCTTCGTAAGATTAGAAGGCGTTTGTTTTTTGTCGTCGCCTTCTTCTTCTTCTTCTTTTTTTGAAGACGTAAATACTATATCTTCGCCGTATTTCTTTTTAAAGCCTTCTTCGTTAAAGTCTTCGCTACCGATTGTAGCTAAGTCGTCTTCGTCGATAGACTTCATAGCACGCTTAGGGTTTTTAACGCCCATTTTTGTAAGTGCCGTTTGTAAAGAAAAGCTTTTATCTCTCTTACTTAACATTTCTTCTACGTCTTCTTTTTTAATATAACCGTCTTTAACTTCATCTTTAGAAGCATTTTTAGCCTTATCAAAACCTTTGTTATAAGATACTTGTATCGCTTTTTCGTGCGTCTTAGTTAAATCGTCTAACGCCGTCTTACTCGTATCTTTTAACCCTTGTATTTCTGTTTTTTGCGTTTCAATTAACGCCAAAGCTTCTTCTAATTCCATTTTTAACCCTTATCTTAAAATATTTCCCGTCGATTACTCCACGCGATTTATGAAAAAATTATAGCATAATATAAGATTAATTTGTGTAAATGTTGTTATAATACGCTAATAATCAAACTATTTAGGGTTTAAAAAATGCCAAACGAAGACGAAATAAGATTACGGGCGGTAGAAGAAGCCGTTATAGAGTTTAGAAATATAGCTAAGATAGTAATCGTAGATTTAAAAGAACGTGTAAGAACTTTAGAAAATCACGACGAAGAATTTAGTAAAATTATTTATACTACGTGCGATTTAAAAACTAAAGAGATAGAAACAAAGATTAAAGAAAGTGAAGAAAACATATACCCTTCTATTCGACGCGGTAGAACTTCGGTTATGGTTTTAATCGCGGGCTTATTTAGCTTATTTGTTGGTGCGGTTGTTTATTTTAACGGGCAAATAGGCGCGGTACACGAAAAGATAAACGTAGCGCATAAAGAAAGTGCTAGAATTGAAAGCGCTAATAGTGCGGATATTAAAAGCGTTCTTAGCGAATTACGGTATATACGTTCTATCATAGATAAAAAATCACATACACATAAATAATTAAGGCTCGTAAGGCACTATCGTACTTCTACAATATATATGCGTAGGCGGTGCGTTTACTCCTACTATCATATCTTCTAATCTAAATATCTTATCGTCTAAATTATTGCATATTTGGGTAGTCTTATCGTCACTTACTGCTATATACTGATACATACTAAACCCCGCGTCGGTAAAACTGCTTTCTTTAGCTATTGAATTAATGCGCGCCGTTTCTGTTATCAATAATCGTCTAGCTTCAAAATCAGAAACGCCGAAACTTCTTTTTAAATCTGCTTTCAAGTCTAACCAATTACTACCCTTTGAAAAATTATCTAGCATAGTGCTAAAAAGCTTTTTTCCTAAATTGCTTCTTTGCGTCCAAACACGGGGCGAAAATCTGCGCCCTTGAAACTCGGTATTTATCACTACCCGCATTTTGTATTCGCTAGTTTGTTTAAAGTCTATATCTATAACTTTTTGTGTAGCTTCTTCGGTTTCTTCAAAGGTCTTTATTAAGCTATCTTCCATACTCTCTAAGTGCGTTTGCTTTAGTTCTGATAGATTAGCCGTTATTTCAGCTTCTAAGCGTTGTAGGCGGTTTATTTTACTTGTACCCGCTAATCGGTCTATAGTTGCTATAAATGATTTGTCGCTAATATATGTATCGTTCTTAATCCATAATCTAAGCTTTGCGTTAAACTCTCTAAATTCTTTAGCTGTCAATAGCGTTTTAGCTTGTTTTACGGTAATTACGTTTTCTACCGCGTACTTAGTATAGAAAGCTTCTATTTGTGCTTCTACTTGCTTTAGTTTAGCGCGATAAATTACGTCTAAGTCTTTAGCGTCCGCGTCTACTCTTTTGTGTAGCTTATTATGTTCAGATTTCCAATAATTAGCGCTTACTATAGGCATTATTTAACTTCGTTTTCGTCCGTCTTATTGTCGTCTACGTCGAAGCCTTCATAGTTGCCCGAAACTTGCGCCGAAGCTTCTTTTATAATCTGTTTATAATCGTCTTCGTTACCGATTTCTATACACGCTTGTTTAATACTCATAAACCCGCCGTCTACTGCTGTTTTAGTTGTGGTTACTTCTTCTTTATAATCTTCGCCTATAGGGTCGCTAAAATCTATAACTATGCCCGCTAATTTATCGAAAGCTTTAGCTACATTTTTACGCTTTTCTTCTACGCGCGCCGAAGTGTTACTTAACATACGTTCTATAGCTATACCGCTAATATTCCCACTATTCCCACTAATGCCTAAAGCTACCGTATTTACTGCTAAACTGCTAAAGATTTGACCTTCTAAGTTTTCGCGGTGTTGGTCGCTTTGCTCTATTCTACTCTCTAAGCTGATTTGTTCGGGCTTTGCGCCACCGTCACGAATAATAATTACCCTATCACTTAAATTGATTTTAGCGTTTCCGCTTTCGTCATACTCTAAGGCTTCTTCCGGTACTGCTAAAAGTGGGTTTGATATTTTGTCGAAGGTCTGCGAATTAATAGTATTTGTAACTACGATTTCACGAAGTAGGGCTATATTGTCGTCCGTATAATCGCTTTCGCCACTAAAGACTAAATTTGTTACTTCTGCTACTACTGCTTTTTCTACTACTTCAAAACAATACTTTACCCCGTTATTGTCTACCGCTTCCGTAAGCCCGTCTAAAATACAATTTTCATAACTAATTGCTACGCCGTCTTCGCTTGTAGTTTTTGAAATATATTTATATTCTATTCGCGTGTCTTTATGTTCTTCTAAAAGATATACTTCTTTATTGTCGGTTTCTTCTACTAGATTAAAAATAACGTAAGAACTTTTAAGGTCTTGTACGTCTTCGTCTTCTACTGAATAGTAACTAATCGCGTTAAAGATATTAATATACGGTTGCCCTTCTTTTTCAATAATCTTTAATAAACAACTACCGCCGATAGATTGTTCTTTAATTGCGCTCTTTACCTTCTGTAACATATATTCGTTTTCTTCTTTTTCTTTATCTTTTTCGCCAAACAGTACGCGCCCATTAGTTGAGTAGCTTATATATGTCGAAGTTATAGCCGAAAGAAGGTTAGAAGGTACGATAAGGTCGCCAATTGCCGAATAATTGCCTTTACCACCATTAAAACCACTAAAAACGGTATCATTTTGTACTATTGCCCCGCTACCCATTAATTCAAGTTTAATACGGCTATTTACGGTACTGCGAAACACGCCCGCCGATTTTTCGTCGAAAATCTCTTTATTACGTGTATAGTTTCTATACTTTGCGCTTTGCATATACTCAAATAAATACATATCTATAGCCCCTTAAATTTATCTTTGTGCTAATTATATCATTTTTATTAAGCTATTAGTTTCGCGCCTTTACTCATATTAGCCGTAGCGGTTAGTATTTGCATATTTGAAGGATTATGAAGCCCACCTTTAGAAAGTGGTATAACGTGGTCTACGTGTTGCGGTATGCCGGTAGTTTCTGATTTAAAACGGCTAAAAGCGTAGATACATTCTATAAGGTAATTTTCGTGCGGGGTATTGTTTATTGAAGTGCCGGCTTTTAGTGCGCGTCTTTTACCGCTTTTTTCTGTATCTTTAGCTTTTCCGTTTGCTGTTTGAAGTCTTTTTTTATCATATTCTTTTTTGTTTTCTTTGTTTTCTTTTCTGTAGCCTTCGTAGTGTTTTTTATTTTCTTCATAGTGTTTTTTATTTTTTTTAGATACCTTTTCTACATTCTCTTTTCTGTATGTTTTTCCGTATTTGTTCATTTCTTTTTTATGTGCTTCTTTATATATTTCATTAGCTTTTATGTAGCCGTCTTTTTGCTTTGCTTTTTTATCTCTTTTTCTGCAACATATTTTACAAACAGAATTTAACCCGTCCTTCATTTTTGAATATTTACCGAAGTCTTCTAAGTCTTTATATTCTTTACATTTGCTACATATTTTTTTCATAATTAAACCTTTTCAAAAGCCTATTATAGCATAATAAGGTATATACTTATTAAATACCTTTTGGCTTTTGTATTCTTCCTATTGCGCCCCGTCGCGTCTGTAAGTGTTCCGTAGCATATCTAAGGCTATCAAAAAAGTGATTATAATCATCTACGGGTTTATTTAATGCCCTACCGTTTCTATCTGTAGCCCACGCATAATTTAAGCCTTCTTTTTGAAACTCTACTAAATGCGCATTTAGAATAATCTCATAATCTAAAAGAAAATCTATACCCGCGTTAATACTATCTTTTCCTTTTTTGGCGGGTCTTGCGTTTATACCTTTAGCTTTTAAGCTTGCGATACTTTTAGGCTCGCTACTATCAAAAGTAGTTATATGCCGGTGTACTTTTAAGTCTTTTAATCTTGAAGCTATAGCCCCGTTACTTAATCCTTTTTCATAAAACCCGTCGTAAACATAAAGCTTTTTATTCTTAATATCTATATAGCTTTCGTTAAATGCCGTAGGGTCGTTCGTGTAACCAAAATCGCCACCTTGTACGCATTGTAAGCCTTTTATTTCTTCGGGTTTTATAAGGCGGGTTGTTATATTATCAAAAATAAGTCCTTCCGCCGTTCCCCAATTAGCAAGGGCGTAAATCTGATAATAGCGTGGATTAGTAAGCTTTTTAGCGTCTAATACGTCTTTATATTCCGCGTCTATAAACTGATTATCTAAGTACGTGGTCTTTAATATAAATACGTTCTTCATTCCACTATCAAAGAAGACTTTTTTAACCCAATTTTCGGCACTAATAGGATTAAAAGTTACGGTTATTTGTTTATACGTTCCGGTATCGCCCCTTAGTCTTAAATCTAGTTGTTCGAAGTCTTCTTGCATTAGTTCCGTAGCTTCTTCTATCCATACGCCGGTAATACCTTCGATAGATTTAAGCTTTTCTACGTCGTCTAATCCGGTAAAAAGGATTTGCGCCCCCGTTGGTTTATATATCATTGTTTTATCTGTTAAGTTAATAGAAAAATCGGCATATAAACCCCACTTTACTATTAAATTTTTAAATAGTTCGAATACACTACGCTTTATAGTGCGGTCTACCTTCCGTACGATTAAAAACTTATGGTCTACGTCCTTTTCGTATAGTAGGCGATAAAGTATCTTACGGGCTACGATATGGCTTTTACCACTACCACTTCCACCGTAAACAACTTCGTAGCGTAATTCGTTATTAAATATCGGAACATATACGGGGCTATACTTTCGCGTATATTCTCTAAATTCTGCGAAGTCGAAGGAAGGGGCTTTACTCATTTAATTTCTTTCTTCTATAAATTGTTCAAAAAAGCCATTAATAAAGCCTTTTGAAAACGAAGAATAATCAATATCTTTAGTTCTGCTTTCTACTTTATATCTAATTTTTATTCTTTTAATTAATATACTACTTGAAGGCGTATATTTGATTGTCTTCATTTTTCTTTTTGCTAATATTTTTTCTCTTATTGTCAAAATTTACCCTTAAATTCTTTATCACTATCTACTAAGGTTAAATTATTAACCGTCGTATCTGATTTAGGCGCGTGTCGTGGATTAACCCCTAAAGTTACGGATAGTTTGTCTACTGCGTCCGTTAAGTCTTTAAGGTCTTTCGGGTCGTGGTCTATCTCGTATTCTACTTGCTTACTTACGCCGTCGCCCATACCTTCGCTTTTTAATACTTGTTTAGTTCCGCCGTCTATATGATTACCTACTTTTAATAATAGTTTTTGCGTAATTCCTAAAACTAAATTTCTACTTACTGCTACTTCTAAAAGGGCTTCGTCATAACTTCGTCTTTCTATCGTCGAAAGCTCGTCTTTTCTCGTTTTTATTTTGTCTTGTATTATAATGTTTTCTATTTCGGCTTTTGCTAACTCGTTTATCTCGTCTTTTTTTAATCCGTATTTTTTAACTATTCTTCTTACTGTAGCTTCTTTACACCCTACCGCTTCGCCTATTTTTACGTTAGATAATTTACCTTCTTTTACGTGTAGCTTTATAAGCGCTATTTGTTCTTCGGATAAAGCCATAAATTAACCCCCTTTATAATAAGGGATTACGTAATAAACCTTAGCTACTAAATAACCCGCTTTATTAAAATATATATGATACTTCTTCATAGTCTAACCTTTTCCGTTTACGTCTTTTTCTAATAACTTAGCTATTCTTTGTACTTCATTATTCCAAAAGGTAGCTTTTTCTATTGCTAGATTAAACGCCTTTACTAAAGCTTCTAATTCTTCGTCCGTTTTCATACTAAACCTTTTCTTTTAAAATGGTATTTCGTCTTCGTCTATATCTATTTCCGGTACTGCATTAGCTGGCGGTCTTTGTTGTTGGTTAGCTTGCGTTCCATATTCGCCCGTAGATTGTCTATCGTTACGCGGTGCGTATGTTTGCGCGT